AAGGCCATGCTGTCTCCAATGCTTTCGACAAGAATAACTTCGCGCTTTTCTTCGATGATTTGATCAACGGTTTGCTCTCTTGGCACAAATGCTGGATAAACCCAACGAGTTTTTGTTCCAATATGCTTCCATTTTGGAGCATCATTATTATCATTAATTTTTCTACCGCTGAAACCAAAGATTTGACCATCTGAATTGTAAATAGGAAAAACAATTCTTTGATACATTTGGCCGTGGCTAGCTAAACCACATTTATACGACTCTTGAGTATCTTCACTAATGTTCTTCTTTTTGTAAAAGGAATAGTTAGGGAAAAGCCTTTTTAAACAATCTTCTGGATAAATTTTGTCCATCTCAATTTTTTCTTTTGCTATGTAAACTGTGTCCGCACGATCAGATTGGACAATATATTGTTGAATGATTTTAGGGTCTTTTGTTTTTAAAGTTAGCTCGACAAGCTTTCTAAGCGGTTGCGATGTTCCATCGCCGCCAACAAAGTCTCTCCAAACCCCTGTATTCTTATACACTTGCAAAGAAGTGGGATTATCGCCGCCGCGATAAATAGCTTTGGTTCTCCAATGATTTCCAAAATCTTTTAAGGAGTATCCTAGTTTTTCTAAGACTTCCTTTACTTCATCAGAGTTCATCGAAGTCTGGTGCTGTGTTTCTGCCATTGTGTTCTGCCTCCTCTCCAATATCGTTGAATTCAATAATGTCGCGAAGGTCGCCTCTTTCTGTGATGGAGAAATTCTTGAACTCAAGATTGATAAAGTTCTTTCGGAGAGTATCTCCAACTTGAACCTGTTCAACAGCGCCAGCTACATCGCGCCCTAGATGCCTTGCCTTTACGTTGATGAGCTTGTGAGTACCAAACCTTGCTCCTTCATTTAAGATCTCATCAGCAGTCTTATTTCGCAGAATAAACATGTGGGAGCAGAATTGAGTAATTCGATCAGAAAGAGACACGATGCTCTCATCATCAATCACGTTAGAAGAGTTGCGGTTGTTGGTAATACCGCTTCGATTTGACTGAACAGAAGTGATCATAGGAATAATTGGCACTCCTTCGTGAAGGATTTCTTTCTGAACGCATCTCTTAAATTTGTCAACCATTTCGCCAACAACTTGCCATTCTGTTTTGCTTCCACCGCCCATATCAGAAGTTGTTTTGATATAGTCAAAGCTGAAAATCATTTGTTTACCTCTGCCGACTTTAGAATAATAAAAGCGTTTTAAAGTATTAATCATGGAATCAACATCCATGCCGCCAACATTATAATAATAAAATTGAAGCTTCTTAACTTTAGCCCAAACACTTCTAACCTTGTCAACAATTTCCTTGCCTGCGCGAAGCCATTGACCGCTTTCAATCAAGTGCATGGGAACGCCGCTAAGAGCAGAACATTGACGCATGATAAGTTCCTCTTTGCTCATTTCTCCATTATCAAAATGCAGAACTGGAACATTGTATTTCAAACTTACTTTCGTGCTGTAGTCCATGCAGAACTGAGTCTTGCCAACGCCAGATCGAGCAACAACAACGGTAATATTCCCTGGGCGTAGGAGGGAACCATAAATATCATTGATTCTCTCATGCGGCCCCATCATGCCAAATTCGGTGACGGGATTTAAGCCGCGATCTTCAATGAGTTTCTCCATTTCATCGTAGATGTTTTCTGGAGAGTCGTTACCAACTTCGTATTGGTTGATTCGACTATTATACTCTTTATCAGCTACAGAAATGATTTCAGAATAACTGCTCTCAGCAGGCAGAGTCTTCATCTTCTTAGCGATAGATTGAGAAGACTCGTAGATTTCTCTTCTGATTGTGTATTTTTTAAGCTCTCTGGCTGTTTTAATAAGGCTTCCTTCTGAAACCTTTCTCATGCCAAGAGACTTTACATATTCTGCAACATTAACAACATCGTCAAATGAGATTCCAAGATTTTGAACTCTCTGAGCGATGATTACATCATCAATATCTTCGTGAGCCTCTAACGCTTGACGAACAATAGTAAAGATTGTTTTATTTAAACTGTTATCTTCGCTATAAAAGTCTTTTTCGTTAATGAAGGCTGAAATATCAAAATAGTTTTCAGGGTTTTTAATTAACCCTGCCAAAAGTTGTTTCTCAAGTTCGTAAGAATAGATCATGCTATCTATACGATACACGATCATTCATCTTGGTCAAGTCCTTCTTGTCCGAAATCTTCGTTTGGGTCAATGGTGAATTCAGAAGCCTCAATGTTTTCTAAATATTTTTCCATTGCTTTTCTCATGCCAAATTCCACAACTTGAGAATCGTATTTGGCGTAAATCAAAGGAATTCCATCTTCTGATATATAAGCAACAATAACTCCTTTGTATTTATCTGCGTTTCCACTTAACTCATAGAGTTGATCAATGAGGTTTGGAGGCATGTGAAATTTAGGCATCTGCTCTTCGAGATTTTTTTTTCTTCCCATATTAAATATTATAAATAAATTCCATGAGATTCAAAAAAATCTTTTGTCAATTCTTTAACGTCGTAGATTTCAATTAATTTGAAACCATTGATTTCACAAAAATCACACTTCTTTGAATCTCTTTTTAATTGCTGTAAAAACTTGATGCGATTGCCATGAAAAAAAGGAACAAACTTTGTGTGTTGCTGCCCTTGAACTTCAATGGCTATTTTTCTATTCGCGTTGAAAAAGTCAAAGGTCAGTCGGGTTTCGACTAACCTAAGCTCTTCAAAAACAACATCGTCTTTCCAATAACTGTATAGGAATTTTTTAACCTCGTCTTGAAATTTACTACGAGTTTTTTTATTCCAATCAATAAGGTATTGGCGAGAATTCTTTAACGTCTTCTCTTTACCATATATTGTTTTAAACTTCATTGGAGATCATCTTGCGGAAATATTCGACTAGATATTTTAACAAAGCTGAGTCTTCTTCGATAGCCTTAAATAAGGCTGCTTCGCCGTGAATCTTTTCAGGAAAAGACATACCAACCTCTGTGAGCATTTGCAAAAAGTCTTCGCTTGGGGAAAACCAAGCGCCGCCCTTAATTACCATTTCCCAAGCAAGTAGCAAATCTACAATCTCTTTTTCAATCCAGATTGATTTGCCGCCAGTTCTTCCATATCGAATAGGGTATGGAATAGTTAGGTTTGTTTTTTCGTTTGGAGATTTCTTTACAGTGACTTTAGCCCAATGTCCAACTGGAGGATTTTTTTGAACGTCAATAGTTTTATCGCTTGGGTTTTGAAGAATCAAATCACCTTTGAATCGCGGCTCAAATTCTAGAATCCAATTGGCAAAGTGGAGAAGAGCATTGCCGCCAGTTGCAGAAGTTTGACGAACTGGAGCTTTTGAATATGGATCGAGCTTAATGTCTGCTCTTACTTGGGAGATAAAGATGGCCATGTGCCCGCGCTTTGCGAGAGCAATAGAAAGCTTCTTCATGAATGTTGCCGCAATAACAGCGCCACCAGCGACCTTAGCGCTTTCTTCAAAGGATTTGTCCATGTCGTTCTTTGCAATCAAACCGTCAACGGCATCAAGCAAAAAGCAGAACTTAATTCCCTCCTCATTTTTAGAAACAAGTTGGCGCATTGCGTCAACAACAGTCTCATAAATATTGCTTTCAAATACAAAGCAGGTGCCAGCAATCCATTCATCAGCAGTGAATACGAACTTAATACCAGAACGTTTTTGCATTTCTGGAGAAAGGCGACCTTCAGCTTTGATGTAAAAGCCTTTACTGTTTGGAATCTCGACAAGGAAGTTTTTCATCACTTCCAATGCTTCACTGGTTTTACCGCCTTCATTCATTCCTACAAAGCGGTGAAGTCCTGGGCCGAAGCCACCACCAAGCTGCAAATCGAGTTGTAAAGAACCGCTTGACACCTTATAGTCAACAGTTTCTTCAAAGTTGTAGTGATCTTCTGAATTCTGCTTCAAGAACGTGCTCAGAATATCTGATGAAGTCGTCTTTTTTTCTTCTGTATTTTTAGTCTTGGCCATTTAAAAAGTCTCTAATTGTTTTAGTTTTCTTGGCGATTTGCCGTTTTTCAATTGATGGATCGTCTTGTAATACGATCACTTCAGTCTCCTTCTTTAGACAAGAGTTATAAATCTTGAATCTTAAATCAAGGTCTTTTAGAATCTTGGCCGCAAAAAGAATAGCTAAACTTTCCCCTTTGAAAGAAAAGGAAGTATTTTCTAGAAATTCCAAACTATACCTCTCAATTAAACGATTGAGTAAGATATATTCACGCTGCCAAAACTCCCGCTTTGATTTAGCGGGAATCTCGACAAATTTAGAAACTATGAGTTTTTTATTTGGTTTCTTTGATTTAGTCACTAACTATTATATACCGCATTAAGCATAATGCAAGTATTTTTTAGCAAGATAAAAATTTACTCAAGTCATCTGTGTTAAAATACATCCAAGATGTTCCAGTCGTAAAAATTCTTTTATTTTTAAATAAAGACCATTCATCTACAGCTTGAACAACTCCTTGCCAACTAGGATGGTAATCATGACCAGCAAAAATACCACCCCTTTTCAACTTAGGAAACCATAGTTGAATATCTTCTTTTACAGATTCATAATCGTGCCCAGCATCAATAAAAATAAAATCTAAAGACTCGTCTTCAAAATCTTTAGAAGCTTCTTCTGATGTTTTTCTAATTGGTTTAATTACGCTAGAAATAGGCTCAATATTTTTTAAAAATTCATTATACAATAAGTCATTTTTAATAATATCCATGTCTTTGTGCTCTTCGCTACCAGACCAAGTATCTACACAGTAAAAGTCAATACTTTTTTTAGAATTAAGAATTTCAACACCCATGAAACAGGCACTTCTACCTTTCCAGCTTCCAATTTCGATAAATTTTGCGTGGTCAAAATTTTCTACAGCCATCTTGTAGATGTTTTGAAAATTAAACCAATCTTCCCCTATATTTTGATAATAATGATTCATAAAATTAATTGTAAGGCCATCCAAGCTCTGATGCAACCATTTTCTCAACAAGTTTTGAGAAAGATGTTTTTGGACTCCAGCCAAGCTCTTGTCTAGCTGGGTTTGAATCGCCCCAAAGCAGTTCAACTTCGGCTGGGCGATAGAATGCTGGATTGATAACAACAAGCTTTTGCTTCGTTTCTTTATCTAGAAAAACTTCTTCAACGCCATTGCCAAACCATTCGCCATCAATAAAAGCTTCTTTAAATGCTAGCTCTACAAACTCTCGGACTGAATGAGTTTCATTAGCTGAGAGAACATAATCTTTAGGGCTATTTTGATTCAACATAAGCCACACGCCTCTCACAAAATCTTCAGCATCGCTCCAATCTCTTTTGGCGTCAAGATTACCAAGCTCCATAGGAAAAAATGGCTCATTATCATCCTTTGCGTTATGGATTATTGCGACGTTCTTTGCGATTTTGCGCGTTACAAACTCTTCTCCGCGACGGACACCTTCATGGTTAAACAAGATGCCTTGAACAGCGTAAATGCTGTAAGAGTCTCGATAGACTTTTACAAGATGATGTGCAGCGCACTTTGCAGCGCCATACGGAGAGCGCGGACGGAAAGGATGATTAATATCCTGCGGAGAGTAGATCACGTCTCCGAACTGTTCGCTACTTCCAGCATTATAGAATCTTGTCTCAGGCGAGAAGTTGCGAATGGCTTCCAAGCAATAGAGAACTCCCATGCAGTTTGTTTGCATGTGATTGATTGGCATTTTCCAGCTATTGCCAACAAAAGAATTAGCGGCAAAATTAACAAAATAATCTGGCTTAATTTCTCGAACTACTTGATTGATATTCTCAGGATCAGTGATGTCTAGATCAATTGTGGAGAATCGTTCATGATTCTTTAAATGTTCTATATTCTGATGATTAGGAACGCTCAAACGTCGATGCGCTCCATAAACAAAGAGGTCAGTATTGTTGAGAATGTAGTCGGCCATTAGGGAGCCGTCTTGACCAGT